CGACAACACCTATGCCGTAGGTGGGGACATCTTGGTTAACCTGGCTAAGAAGGAGTACCGGGTACTTGAGTGCTGGCGCAAGGTTTACGAGAAGGCTTCGGTTGTAGCTAACGCGCAGGAGGACTTTTACTTTAATGCGTACGGCTGGGACGCTAAGGACCTAAGAAGCGCTAGGACTATCCCTGGGTTTTTTGTCATTGAGAATAACATTACCAAGTTTAGGGTAACCAAGGTTGCTGGCGGGGTGGTGTTGTCGGATGAGTTCCCAGCGGAGCTACCGGCAGATGATTTCTTTGTAATCCCTGTATACGCCAAGAAGCGTGGCTACGAGTTCTGGGGCAAGGTTGAGAGTGCCAAGGACGCACAGAAGTACGTCAATAAGAATTACTCGCTTGCGCTTGATATCGGTAACAAGATGTCGGCGTATGGCTGGTTCTATGATGGCGGCACTTTCCCTGAGAATGAGCGCGAGAAGTTTAAGCGGTTATCGAGCAGCCCTGGATTCATGATTGAGCTAACGTCGGTTGCTCAGCCTCCGATGAAGGTAGAGGGGACTAAGTTCCCGTCTGAGCTTATTAACCTTATGGAGCTTGGCAAGAACGAGATTACCGAGCAGATGAACATTATCATCACTCCTAACGGCGCTAACGAGTCGGGGAACTTGTTTGCTCAAAGAAGGAACGACAAGCTCCTTGGGTCAGAGTACCTGTTTGATAATCTTTCTTTTGCTAAGCAGAAGCTAGGGCGCTTACTTATCAAGCTTATTCAGAAGTATTATACGCCTGACAGAATCACACGAATCGTCCGAAACGCATCGTCCAAAGACCCGGTTGAGTTGGCAGGGCAGCCAGTAGACGAGTTCTCTGACCAGGACATCATGGACATGCTTACCACTACTGACTTAGAGCAATACGACGTTGAGGTCACTGAAAGCACTTGGAGCCCGAGTATGCGTCTATCGACGTTCATGCTCCTCTCTGAGCTGGCTAGGAGTGGTCAGCCGATACCGCCAGAGGCGCTTCTGGAGTTTGCTGACATGCCGAGTGATGTTCGTAATAAACTCGTAAGTATGATGGCGCAACAAGGACAAGCCCAGGCGAGTGCAGAGCAAGCTAAGGCGGATGCAGAGATACAGAAGACTCTCATCGCTCAAGGGCAGATACCGCCAGCAGTACAGCAAAAGTTTCTTATCCAACAACCGCAAGAAGAACAGCCCCCGATGGAGGCCAATCAAGGTCCGGGGATAATGTAGGTGATGGATGGAAGGTGAGAGCGTAGAGACAACTCAAGAGGGAACGAGTCAGGAGTTCGTTGAGCTACATGAGGCAAGCGATGCGGATCTAGAGGCGTTTTTGAACGCCCCAGAGTCACAGGAGCAAGCCCCGGTAGAGCAGCCGCAAGCTGACCCCGAAGCAAAGACAGAACAGAAGAGCGACCCGCTACCAGAGGAGCCAAAGAAGCCAGAAGCTCAAGTGAGCCGAGAGGACTATGAGGCTTTAAGGAAGCGAGTCGAAGGACAGGAATTACTCTTAAAGAGACGCACAAGCGATCTCGCAGAGGTTAAGAAGCAGCTTCGGGAGTTCATAGCTCAAAATACTCAGAATCTTGACGAACAGTGGTTAGAGTCACCGACTCAAGCCTACGCCAAAGCGCGGCAGGTAGAGATGGCTCAGCAAAAGCTTCAAGAGGCAGAGGCAGAGGAAGAGGCCTTAACAAATGCACATCAGGCACAGGTATTACTAGAGCACCATGTAGGGCAGGGTAATCTTGATATTGAGGCCGTCGCGCAGTCATTGATTGACGATGGTATGCCGCAAGAGTTCGTAAAGACTTTTGTAGCTAATCCTTATCAAGCCGCACTACCGGAGACTCTAATCCAGCTCGCTAAGAGAGCTAGCGCAGAGAAGAAGGTTCGAGAGATGGAGAAGGTTCTCCAGCAGATCGTTCCTTACACTCGGCAGCTTTTGGAAGAGCGAAAGGCTTTACCGCAAAACGTGCTTAAGAATGTGTCATCTGCTCTGCGACAGTCACCCCAAGTAACAGGATCAGCGGGTGGCACTGGACAGGTTGGTGGTAACCGAGCTGTAGATCCGTCTTTGATGAGCGACTCTGAGTTGGAGGAATTCCTGAAAGGCTAAAAACTTTTAGGGATAAACAATGTCAAAGACAGCGTTTAGTACTTCTAACGACCTTACTAAAAAGGCGTGGGAAGAGAAACTGTACCGCGACTCTGTAAAAGAGGCGTATTTCAGCAAGTTCCAGGGCGCAGGATCGGATTCGATCGTGCAGGTCAAGGAGCAGCTAACAAAAGATAAGGGCGATAAGATTACCTTCGGTCTCCGTATGAGGCTTACCGGCGCAGGTGTTGTGTCAGGTCAGATCCTCGAAGGAAACGAAGAGCGTCTTGTTACTCACAGCAACTCAGTAACCCTTGAGCAGTATCGTCATGCCGTTCGAGATGCGGGAGCAATAGATCGCCAACGTGCGATGTTCTCTATCTCGGATGAGGCTCGTTCTGCAATCAAGGATTGGATGTCCGAGAAGGTTGATCAGCTCGCATTTGACGCTATTGGCGTTGGTGCAGGAGCTACGGTTGATCCTTCCAAGATATTCTACAAGACGGGTGCTAGCACCTTCTTGGCTACTGGAACAGCAGCAACGGCAAAGAGCGCACTTGTAGCAGCAGATTCAAAGCTTACTTTGAATTTCATGAGCTTCATTAAGGCGTTCGCTAAGACTGGTGGAAACCGCACGTATGTTCCTCTTCGTCCTGTAAAGATCGACGGCAAGGAGTATTTTGTCATGTTGGTTCACCCAGACGCTCTGTTTGATCTGAAGGCAACTTCAGAGTGGCAGCAGGCTCAGCGTGAGGCGGCAGATAGAGGAAAAACCAACCCCCTGTTCACAGGTGCGGCGGGCGTTTTCGACTCCGTGATCGTCCATGAGCATGAAAATTGCGCTATTGGCACTGATGCTGGTTCAGGATCTAACGTTCCTTGGACGAAGGCTGTGTTCCTTGGCGCTCAAGCGCTTGTTTGGGCTTGGGGTCAGCGTCCTGAAGTAATTCAGGAGACGTTTGATTACAAGAACGAGGAAGGCTACGGAATCTCGATGATCGCTGGTGTAGCTAAGTCGAAGTTTAACTCGCTTGATTACGGGTCTTTTGGGGTTTACCTCTCAAGAACGAACGTAGCTGGCGCGTAATTAAGGAGGACTAGAATATGCCAACGTATAGAACATCTGGGGTTGCTGTTAGTGAGCAAGCTCGTGCGGGTATTGATATTACTTCGCAGACTGAGAGCTTAACTATCGGCACAAACCTTGCAGCTAGCGATATTCTTGAAATGGTTAAGGTTCCGGCTGGAGCTACCATTCAGGAGATCGTCCTCTCAACCACTGCTTCTCTTGGTGCTACTAGCACTGTAGAGATTGGCGATGGTGGAGATACGGATCGATTCTTCGCTGCTGCTAACTTTGGTAATGGAGCGCAGGGATTGGTGCGAATGGATCGCGCTATTGGTCACGGATATAAGTACACATCCGAGGATACAATCGACGTGAGAATCGCTACCAACGGCACTCCGGCTACCGGAGCTGTAGTGACGATGACCGTCATTTACACAATGCAGTAGGTTGTACGGGGAGGGCTCTTTCGGGGGCTCTCCCCTTTTTGGTTTAGACTATGGCTCTTAGCGACTACGACTTTAACGTAACCCGGAACGAGATAATCGAGCGGGCGTATCGTATTATAGGCAAGCTCTCTATGGGCGAAACCATGTCTGGTGAGATGCTCACTCAGGCTGTGATTGCTCTTAATGCGATGGTAAAGGCCTGGCAGAGCCGCAACTGTTTTCTCTGGACACTACGCGAGTTCACTCAAACGCTCTCCACAAACACGGCTACCTACTCTCTAGCCACCATTGACCCACCCATACTAGCAATCGACAAGGCGTATCTTCGCATAAACAATCTGGACGAGCCCGTAGATGTAGCATCCTGGCGGCAGTATGTAGACATTCCAGATAAGACAGCTAAGGGTGACCCGACGGTACTAGCGCTTGATACTGCTATGACGCCAACTCTTTATGTTTGGCCGGTGCCGACTCAGACGCGCACTTTGTACTGTTCTGCGATTGTTAAGCTTAAAGACTTTGACACTGCGGGCGGTAATCCCGATTTCCCAGTTAGGTACATCGAAGCTCTTACTTACGGACTGGCTCATGCGCTCTCCTATGAGTATGGGCTCCCGCTATCAGAGCGAAGAGATTTAGAAGATCAGGCGATTAAGACTTTTCAAGAAGCAAAGGTCGGGGATCGTGAGCGAGCAGAGTTTGAATTTTGTGAAGGAGCGCACAGTACATGGCAACGGCGGTTCAGGTAGAGTCACTTTGGAACGGGCTAACCGATAACAGTGGTCAGCCTTTAGGCGCTGGTAAGGTTTACACTTACTCCGCTGGCACAACAACGCCAGTATCTTTGTTTACTGCGTCTGATAAGAGCACTTCGGCGACTAACCCGATAATTCTTGACGGGAACGGCAAGGCTCAGGTCTGGGCTGATGGGCGATATAAGTTTGTTGTTAAGACTAGCGCCGATGTAACGCTCTATACGCTTGATAATTTGCTTTACGGATTCGATGACACAACTGTGTTGTACGGTGGTACGTCTACGGGGGCAGCCAACGCTCAGGTTGTAAGTGTTCCCGCTACGGTGACAAGTTATGCGAATGGACAAACTATCTCGTTTATTGCTGGCTTTACTAACACTGGCGCTACTACTCTTCAGTTCAATAGTCTTTCAGCAGTTAACCTTGTTAAAGGCCCCACACCTTCTAGTTTGCAGGCAGGAGATTTAATCGCTGGTCAGATGTATACGGCCACGTATCATGGTGGAGCGTTTAGGCTTACGGATTATCCGACTGTAGCGGATGTGCAGCAGTCTCGGCTTGCTCTCGCTGGTAGCGTAGCTGGAACGAATACTATCACCGCAAATCTTTCTCCTGCGCCCAGTGCATACGAGGCTGGTCAGGTTGTTCGCTTAAAGGCTGCCAATAGCACCACTGGACCCGCAACGCTTAATCTAAACAATCTTGGAGCAAAGGCCGTCCAGTTCAATAACGCTGCTCTTGTAAACGGAGAGATTGGTCAGAACCTTTACCACGAAGCTGTCTACGATGGGACTCAGTTTCAGTTGCTTAATCCAGCTACGGGATGGATTCCCGCAGGATCGGTAATCGCAACAGCGGCGGCATCGGCCCCCAACGGGTGGCTTCTCTGTGCAGGGCAAGCGGTAAGCAGGACTGCCTACGCCGTTTTATTTGCTGCTATCGGCACAAGTTATGGCGTGGGGGA